TTCACATTCAGCAAATATAAATGCTGGTTCTTCTACTGTATTTGTAGATGGTTTTGCAATTGCTAGGAATGGAGATGCGGCAGATTCTGGTTCGATATCCTCCGGTTCAGAAGATGTTTTTGCCGGAGGGTAAATGGTATAAATAGTAATATAAAAATAATGGAATACTATTATGACAAGAAATACTAGATTATTTTCAGACCTAGATCTGAATTTTACTGCACATCCTGTAACAAAGGATATTGTAAAGCGTTATGATGAGAATGCAATTAAGACTGCTGTAAAAAATTTAGTGCTTACACAAAACTACGAAAGACCTTTTCATAGTGAAATTGGTTCACCTATTAAAGCCTTGATGTTCGAATTAGATACTCCTATCTTAATAGCAACTCTTAAACGGGTGATTGAAGACTTGATAAATAACTTTGAACCTAGAGTAACATTGACTAATGTTAATGTACAATCTTCACCTGATAATAATTCTCTGTATGTAACGATAGAATTTACTATACTAAACACAATCAGACCTATAACTTTAGACCTAGTATTGGATCGGACGAGATAATGGCTAATAGAAAAATAAATTTAACAGAATTAGATTTTGATGGAATAAAATCAAATCTTAAGACTTTTCTTTCAGGACAAACAGAATTTCAAGATTACGATTTTGAAGGGTCTGGTTTATCTGTCTTATTAGATCTGTTAGCATATAATACACATTATAATGCTATGTACAATAATCTATCAATAAATGAAATGTTTCTTGATTCTGCTAGGAAAAGAAATAGTGTAGTTTCTTTGTCTAAGATGTTAGGTTATACTCCAAGATCTGCTACAAGTGCAAGGGCATTAGTTAATGTTAAAATAACTTGTGCAACGATTGGTCCTGAAGTTGTTTATATCCCTGTAAATAGTGAATTTAATACTACTATCAATGGAGTATCTTTTATTTTTAGAAATAAAAATATGGTATCTGCTTCTGGTGCTGGATTGGTATATAATATCAATGATATAGAATTGGTAGAAGGAACAACTTTAGACTTCAGATATACGGTTGCCGCTGGTGTAAAATATATTATTCCTAATCCTGCTGTTGACCTGTCTACAGTTTCTTTAAGAGTTCAAACAAATTCTAATTCTTCTACATTCAACACATTTACTTCTGCTGGTAGTTTAGTTGATGTTACTCCTACTACAAGAGCTTATTGGATAAAAGAAATTGATGACGGTTTATATGAAATAGTATTTGGTGATGGTATTATAGGACAAGCACTAGAACCAGGTAATGTTGTACATATCAATTATACCGTATCTAAAATGGATGCAGCAAATGGGGCTAGGTTATTTAACTATAATGGGGCTACTGTTGTTCCATCTAGTGTGGTTAGTGTTACTACAGTTGCACCCGCAACAAATGGTTCTAAGGTTGAGGATATAGACTCTATAAAGTTTAATGCCCCTAAAACTTATGCCGCACAAAATAGAGCAGTAACTCCAGATGATTATAAAGCCTTAATTTATGCTTCTGTACCTGGAATAAAATCTGTTACTGTTTGGGGTGGTGAAGATAATATTCCTGCAGTATATGGAAAAACCTTTATATGTATCAAACCTACAAATACTTCTAAATTAACTAATCAACAAAAAAGTAATATCTTATCTACTTTACTTTCTTCCAGAAATGTTGTATCTATTACACCAGAAATCGTTGATCCTGAGTATATTAATATAGCTCTAGAGGTTACTGTTTATTATAACGAAAGAGAAACAACTAGATCACCTTCTGAATTAGAAGCTATTATTAGAGAAACTATTTTTGATTATGATGATAATGATCTACAAAAATTTGATGGAATGTTTAGATTCTCAAAATTAAGTAGACTTTTAGATGCCGCGGAAGCTGGGATTACCAATAATATAACAACGGTACTTTTAAGAAGAAGGGTTGCACCTAGATATAATGTTTCTGCTGAATATAATCTTAACCTAATTAACCCATTTTATACAGAAGGTGTTCCTGAAGATATCATAATAAGTACAGGAATATTTGTCTATGGTAGTAATGAAATACATTATCTTAGAGACGATGGTATAGGTAATATGCAATTATTTACTAAGGGTTCAAGTGGAACTACTGTAGTTGTAGATCCAAGCATCGGTACTGTAAATTATGCGGCAGGTGTCATAAATATTAAGAATCTTTACATAACTGCTATAGCAGATATAGATTTTGAAATTTCGATTAAACCTAAATCTAATGATGTAGTTTCAGCCTTTACTCAAATCGCCCAAATTGCAAGAGACCATTTAATAATAAATGTGATTTCTGATAAATCTGCAAATGGTGATCTTAGAGGTGGAAAGAATTATATATTTACCACAAGTCGCTCTTAGGATAACAATGTGATAAACAAACCTAAAACATCATCAATTGTTGCTAGTCAACTTCCTGAATTTGTTAGAGAAGATTACCCTAATTTCATTGCTTTTTTAGAAGCATATTATGAATTCTTAGAGGCAAATACTACTACTGATTTTAAATCAGTTAGGGATTTGGACGACACATTAGATTCTTTCTTAACCTATTTTAAAAGTGAATTAGCAACAAATATACCCTATACAAAGGTTAATGAAAGATTCCTTTTAGAAAACATAAAAGACCAATATTTAGCAAAAGGGTCGGAAGCCTCTTTTAAGTTATTGTTTAGGATTTTATTTAACAAAGAAATAACACTTGCCTATCCAGGTCGTCAGATGCTTAGAGCTTCCGATGGTAAATGGAATCAAGATGTGTCTGTATTTGCTAAGGTAAATGCTGGTACTCCTGATATGATTATTGGGAAAATGGTAGATGTTGTTACACCTAGTAAAATCATACGAGTTCTAGTAGATCGTAGACAAGATGTAGAAATAGAAGTTGATCGTGTAACTCAAATATCACCAGATGTATATGAGTTCTTTGTTGATCGTAGATTCTTTGGTAACATTGCAGTTAGTGATAGATTACGATACGCTAGTATTTTTGATGCTACTATTGTACAGACTACCTCTAAAATTATTATCCAACAAGGTGGTAGAAACTTTAAGATTGGGCAATTATATGAAATAAGAAATGGTGCAGGTTTAGGTTCTATTTTAAAAATTACCTCAGTAGATCTTCTAGGCTCAATTACTTCTTTAGAGTTTATTAAGTTTGGCATAGGTTACGAAACTGACTTTACTTCTACATTTTTAGCCAATACTGGACAAACTACTACAGGTACTGGTGCTACTGCATTTAATATCTCTGGTTCTGATATTGGGATATTTGAAACAACTTCAGGGTTTAGTGAAGCTGGAACAATCGTAAACACAGATTACAACATTGATGCACCTGGTGTACCTATTGCATGGGACGGAACATATTCAGGAAAAATTGTAAGAGAATTTTATAATGATGGTTCTGATATACTTGTTGATCCATTTGAACCAGCAGTAATAAAAATTATATTAGGACCGCTGACAAAATATCCAGGTTATTTTACTAATAATGATGGGTTTTTAGATGATGCTGTTTTTATACAAGATAGTAAATATTATCAAGCATTTGCTTATGTAATTAAAATAGATGAAAGGTTAGATTCTTATAAATCAGCTGTGAAATCTTTGTTACATCCAAGTGGTATGGCTTTATTTGGCGAATATGATATTCGTAATGAATTTGACATTAGTGTAGATTTAGAATCTATGCTTAAGATTTTAACAGTAGCAGTACAAGACTATGTCAGTTCGTTAGATTATATAACAGCAAAAGATTTTGGAAAAGCAATTAATGCTTCTACTACAAACTTTTTAGGTGCTATTGATAATGAAAGTTTCTCTCTTAGTTCGGAAACTGGATTAAACTCTACCAGAACTGTTCCTTTTATGGGAATCAGTAAGTCTATATTAGCAACTACTTTAAATTATCTCGGTGCCGTAGATAACGAGTCGTTTTCTTTAAGTTCAGAGACTGGAGTTAATGGTACTAGAACAGTACCATTCTTTGGTATCGAAAAATCTATCTTAGCTACAACTACAAACTTTTTAGGTGCTATTGATAATGAAAGTTTCTCTTTAAGTGATGAATTTGGAAGTGGGTCGTTAAGAACAGTTCCTTTTATGGGGATAACAAAATCTATATTAGCTACTACTTTAGATTATCTAGGTGCTATTGATAACGAGTCGTTTTCACTTAGTTCTGAGACTGGCATAAACTCTACCAGAACTGTTCCTTTTATGGGAATAAATAAAACTATTAATGATACAACATTAAACTATCTTGGATCTCTTGATAATGAAACTGTAATAAGTACAACATCAGGAAATTTATTTTTTAATCCGTATATGGACTTTCCTGATACATATTGGGATATATCATATACAGATGGAACTACTCCTTTTACAATTTAAACTAGGAAAAACAAATGAACTTAATCGAAAATTTAACTATGAAAGGCGAATTAACCGTTGTTGTTAGAGATGAAACAACTGGTCTTATTAAACAATCATTCACTGTACCTAATTTGGTTGTGACTAACGGTAAAACTTATATTGCATCTAGAATGGTAGGAACCGCAGCTGCTGTTATGAGTCACATGGCAATCGGTACAGGTAGTGGTACGGCTGTTGTTGGTGATGCGGCTTTAGGAATTCAGGCAGGTATTGTAGCAGTTTCTGCGTTTACTGCTTCTACTAATACTGTTACTGCTACTGCTACATTCCCTGCTGGAACTGGTACTGGTGCTATTGTAGAAGCTGGTATTTTTAATGCCGCATCTGCAGGAACTTTACTTTGCAGAACTACATTCCCTGTAGTAAACAAGGCTGCAGGCGATTCTATTGCCATCACTTGGGTTGTAACAGTTTCTTAATATTTTTCTTATAAGGATATAAAATGGCTTCTTCTTTATTAAAAAACATTCTTCACAATTCTATCGCTGATGGATTGTATAAAGAAATTATATCAAGAGGAGCCAGATATTATTATTTCCTTGGTAAGACGATAACTTGGGTAGATGAATTAACTCCTCCAGAACCTGTAGATAGTTTAGCTTACGAGAATGATGTTAGGACTAATATCATAACTCTTAAAGAAATAAAATCTACAGATGTTTCCTTTGTTATACCAAAATATGATTGGGAATCTGGAGTAGTATTCGATCAATATGATGATCAATATTCATCAGAAGTTCAAGGTATAAATTTAACTGCTAGTGGTTATGGATATGCAGCTCCTCCTTATGTTCATATAGGAAATAGTACAGCTGTACCTTGGTCTAATTCATTACCTGTACTTGATGGTCAAATGATTTCGTCTGTAGGAAAATATTATATAATAACTACTTCAGGTGTTTTAGGTAATACTGCACCAATACACACTGAATATTCCGCAGTAAATGGTACAGCAACTCTTAAACATGTTGTGGTCATTACTGGAAATGGTATAGGTGCTAAAGCACAATCTGCAATTTTAGATGGTAATGTTATAGATATTACTGTTACATCTAAAGGTATAGGTTATACTACTGCACCCTCTGTTATAATAAGTGGTGGTTCTGGAACATTAGCACTTGCCTCCGCAGTTGTTATAGTTGGGTCAAGAACTAATACCCAAAAAATAGAAGATGCAATGTTTTATGTTATTACAGATGAATATAATGTATATTCTTGTTTAGATAATAATAATGGAGCAATTTCTGCATATAAGCCAATAGGCACTACTGTTGATCCTATTTCTATGATGGATGGTTATATTTGGAAGTTTTTGTATAATGTTCCTATTGCATTAAGAACTAAATTTATTTCTGACACATATATCCCTGTCGTTACGGCTCTTACTAATCAATTCTATTCTAACGGTAATATTGAAAATATAAGAATAGACCAAGTGGGTTCTGGGTATACATCAGGAACTATTACTGTACAAGGTGATGGTTATTTAGAAGCAGATCCTATGTATCTAATTAATTCAACCATATCTGTTCCTGGTACTGGATACACTTCTGCTACGATCTCAATTGATCCTCCATTTACTAACTCTTCAACTTGGTTAGCTTCTACTCTTTTCTTTCAAGGTCAACGATTAAAGTATAATAACAATATCTATGAAGTAGCTATTTCAGGCACAACTACTACAGTTGCACCAACTCATAAGAGTGGAATTATATCTAATGGTTCTGCCGCATTAAAATATCTTGGAACTACTGCTACAGGTACGGTCACTGTTTCTGGTGGACATATTGCAACCGTAACTGTAAATGGTCTTATTAGAGATATAAACATTACAAGTGGTGGATTAGGTTATATCTCTGCACCTACTGTTAATTTTTCTGGTGGTGGCGGAACAGGTGCTATAGCTACTACAATTTTACAAACATCGTCAGTTATAAAAACTTTAATTTTTGATGCTGGTCAAAACTATACTTCTATCCCTACTGTAACATTTGGAACAATATGGACAGCTACCACAGTCGTTACCGTTAATCAACAATTATATTATTCGAATAGATTATATACTGTTACTGGTTCTGGAACTACTAATTCAACTGCACCTACACA